CCAGACTAGACAACTGGTGGAGAAGTGTCTCAAAGATGATTTTGACAGACTCACATCGTCCGAAATGTTCGTAAGAACAGGCGTGGCGTACAAGGTGTTTGTTAAGTCTGAACCTCATAAGATTGCGAAGTTGAATGAGGGACGTCAAAGATTGGTGTTTGCAAGTCCATTGCACATGACGATCTTAGAGAGGATGATCTTTGGGAAACAGAACGACACCGACATTGACAACTGGAAAAGTGTGCCATCTAAACCTGGTCTTACTATGGATAGAGAAGGAGCTTTTACTCTACGTGGGAACGTAGAGCATTTTGCTTCTCCTTTGTCCACAGATCAGGAAGGATGGGATTGGCACGTTCCAGACTGGTTGATGTTCGCTGATGTGGAGGTTCGTAGATGCTTACTGGAGGGATCCGAGTTAGATGTCAACCTCTGGCACCGTGTAGCTCGTAATATGACACATTTGTTAGCTAGGAAGACTGTGTTGTTTTCTGATGGGACGTTCTTCGTACAATCAGATGACAATGCAGGTGTTTGGCCTAGTGGTTCTTATAGAACCTCAGGAACAAATTCTCGTATGCGAGTTTTAATTCGAAGAATCGCCTGTGGTAACAGTAATATAGTTACTATGGGTGACGATGCTGTTGAGGATGATGTGGAGAATATTCAGACCTGTTATGCAAATTATGGGTTTGTTTTGAAGCCACCCGAACGAGTCAGTTCAGACAAGTTTGAGTTCTGCTCGAAATTCTTCGAGCTGGGAGTAGTGAGACCCGTTTCTACTTCTGTTGATAAAATGGTCGCTAAGCTGATCCGGTCTAAGTCGGAGCAAGCTCAGGATGCTATCTGGCGTGAGCTAGAAAACGCCCCAGAGCGCTCTGAGTTAGAGCAGCTTGGACTGTTTGGTCAACAGTGGTTCTAGATTACCACTATCTCAGCAGGGCATAGGTGGAGGTCGGTCGGGAAATAATCAAATAGTTATTATTTCAGTTTAGATGGCGAATAAATTCTTAGAAAATTTGCCTGATGAGTATTCAAATTACTTGAAAATTACCCTTGACCCCTATCATGATGCCTCTATTCGATTTGAAGGAGCACCAACTTCTCGCAACGCTACATCGGTAGTCTTGTGTATCAACCAGGAACGCACATATAGTGCCGAAGATTTCGGCATTAATCCACAGACTAAACCTCAGTGGGACGCTCATTTCGTTATGTACCCGTTTCTTACCGCTAAGACCTTAGTTGGCGGAGTTGAATACAACAACACTACTGGCTTGCTTACACTCCAAAGAGATGCAGCCGATGTCTATCCAAC